TAGTGCGGTTGATCATATCTGCAACATTGTAGAAGATATGGAAGATTACAGCATGGAAGGTGGTAGCTATGCCAAAGGTGGACGCTCTAATGCTAGAGGTGGAAGCTACGCAAGAGGCAGAAAGCGTGACAGCATGGGTAGATACAGCAGATACAATTCTTACGCTGGTGATGAAATGGCAGGTATGGTAGATGAAATCTACAGCATGATGGATAGATTGCCAGAAGATGCCAGGCGAGATGCTGAAAAGTTTGTGAAAAAGCTTGAAAATATGTAAAAGGGAGGTGTACTCCCATGATTACAGAGAAAGACCTTGATGAAGCCATTGCTGAGTGTCAGGGAGTGCGCAATCCTACAGCTAATACATGTATAAAGCTTGCATCATTCCTGACGATAAAGAAAGAGTTGTTCGGGGAAACATTAGAAGAACAGCCGGCATACAGCTTTATGGCTGAAGGTAAAGGAGCGAGCTACTCTAGTGATACAGACTTTGGTAAGCTTGTATATGAAAAGAATACAGAAGAAATACTTGAAATAATGGATGATGCGATGAGTGCTTTATCAGTGCTTAATCCACCATTATATCAGAGTATCTTAAGAAAAATAGAAGCCCTGTAAAAAGGGCTTCTACTTTTTTTGCAACTTTTTATGACGGGGGTATTTACCGATGCACCTATAGTATATATTATATATAACTCGGTGTCAATGTAATAAAAAAATTAAAAAAAATTTAAAAAAAATCAAAAAAAGACTTGATAAAAGCGTCATTATATGGTATACTATTATTAAAGGTAAGGAAAATACCTTAACAAATAAAAAAGAAGAGAGGTAAAAGATATGAGAGAATTTACAAAATCACAATCACAGTTAACACATCTTATGGAAATGAGGATTATCCAGTTAGAATTTATGTATTTGAAAAGGAGGTATAATTATGAGAATGTACGAGTTATGTCCTATAGATAATAAGAAGAGTTTTTATGGCAAAGCAAAAGTAGTTGTTGATGACGACAATACAGAAACTTTGTTTTCGTATGATACTCCAATCATTAAGAGAGATGAAGATGGAAATTTGACTAGATTATACAACGGTTGGAGTGCTACTACAGGTAGACACATTAAAGCATTTTGTGGATTGACTAAGAAAGAATTTTTTGAAGTAAAAATGTAATTAAGTTTATAGTTGTACTATCGGCTACGGGGAGAAAGAGAGGACAAAGATATGAAGAAGTACAGAGTAAACGCAAGTGAGCATTTTAATCTTATGTCTATGCATGACCATTTAAAATGTGTTGAAATTGATATGATAGAGGGTGTTATTCCGTGGAACAATGATGTTATAGACAGAATAGATGAAGTTGAAAACTTGTTAGATAAAGCCTACTGTGTTGGTGCATTGGTTGACTGGTCAACATTAAAGAGAATTAGAGAAATTAAAGATGAGCGACAAATGATACGCTATAATAAATGCTTGCAAAATGGCATGAAAGAAAAAGACGCTGGTTTAGCGTTTCAGGTATAAGAAATAATGCTGTCCTATCGGCACAACGGGGAGAAAGAGGTAAAGATATGAGTAAAATTAACAGAGATGTATTAGAGGAATTAAATGAGATGGTTGGTAAAATAGACAGAGCTTGTGCTATTTATAGAGATAGTAAAAATCTTGCTAAAAAGTTAAATGTTGAGATGCCAGCAGAACTTAATAACAAAATTAATAGACTTGCAAATATGAGTACCATTTGTGAAAAAGTCTATTATTTCTACACATCAAAAGATGATATTCTTTTTGGAAACTGGATTACCTTAAAAGACCAGCCAACGCTTAAGGAGCGAAAGATTGCAATTGACTTATTAAACCAGTATAGGGCGTTAAAGCATGAGATAGGCAGCGTTGAATACTTTATACCAGATGAATTATGCAGAAAGTGAGGTTAAGGAATGATTAAAAAGTTAATCATGTATGTATTAGTATTAGCAACTTTAGTTTTATTTACTGGGTGTGAGATACGTGAGACAGATACAGTAGAAAGCGAGGATAGGTCTTATATTATTGAGGATTATAAAGACCCCGAAACTGGAGTCCATTATTTGATTTATTTGGATGGATACCGAGGTGGAATAACTGTTAGATACAATGCAGATGGAACAATAATGATTGATTAGAAAGTGAGGATAAAAACATGACAAGAGAAGAAGCAATTAAAATGTTAAAAGAGCAACATTCAATTAATAATCATATCAAACATGATGCAGACGTTACTGAGGCTGAGCCTGACAATGTATTCCCACTCAAACGCACAAAAGCGTGTTGGTGTAGTAATCGTAATGATTACTATTCAGGGGGATATGATTGTGTATTTTTTTGATGAATTATGCAGAAAGTGAGGAATGGTAAAAAAAATGTAGGATAAATGTAGGAAGTGTACTATTTTTACCGTTTTTTATAAACTTTTATATATTTTTATATTTTTATATAACTTTTTATATTTTTATTAAAATCAAACAAAATAAAAAAAAATAAAACATATTAAAAAAAAATCAAAAAAAAGCTTGTTTTTTCACAACGTGTATGGTATGATTATATAGAAAGGAGGTGAGGAAATGGCTAGTTTGGCAGAAATGATGGTCATGTACAGAGCAAGACATGACCTTAATCAGGAAGAGCTTGCTAATCGTTGTGGGGTTAGTAAGCAGACAATTTATAGTATTGAAAATGGGCTTCAGAACCCATCAAAAAAAACCACAATGAAGATTCTTCTTGTGGTAGCACCTAAAAAGTCAAAAGGAGAATGATATAAGGAGGTGAACATGAAAAAAATAATATTGTCGCTTATGGTAGCAGGTGCTTTAGCTATCAACAGTGTGGCTGTAGCTAAACCGCTAAGCGTATCAGAGACAAGGCTGGTGCATCAGCGAGTGAGGCAGCCCTCAAAACTGTACACGATGGAAAACATTGATTATCTCTCAAAGATAATCATGCATGAAGCTGGTAATACTGAATCTGACAGGACTTCGTATTTGGTAGGTGTGGTTGTCCTGAAGAGGGTGAAATCAAAGCTCTTTCCTGATACTGTTAAAGAGGTTCTTTTACAGGATAATCCAAGGCAGTATATGTCACAGGCTGAGTTCGACAGGGTAAAGCCTAATGAACGCAGTGTAGAGATTGCAGAAGAGCTGTTGATTAAAGGGTTTAAAGGTGTAAAGAAGTATCCTAACGACCTTCTGTACCATGCTAACTTTACTCAGGGTAGTGTTTATGAATACTCTGAGGGAATATACTTTTGTAGGAGGTGAGAGAGAAAATGCTATTTGAGCCAATAGCAGGAACAGAAAAGCTACCAGAGCTGATACTTGGAAAAAAGTATTTTGTAAAAACTCGTGGCAGGTTCGGGATAGATACTAGGGTTTGTACTTTAGTAGAAACCTACAAGCACTTGCTTATCTTTAATGATGATAAGTGTGGATATAACACATCTATCAATGCAGCTGATTTATTGTGCAAGGATGTTGTTATTGAGCCATATATGAAATGGGGTGATTTTCTTGTTGAGACTGAGCATTTCAAAAGCAAAGCTGTTTAAAGCTTGTAGGCGTGCATATGGATTTAAGTACCTAGAAAATTTGATACCGATTAAAAAGTCGGATGCACTTGAAACAGGCACACAGTATCATCAGTTCCTTGAACAGCTGAATAAAAATGGGGATTTTGATATAGAGTATACAAAGCCATGTGCTATGGCTTGTGCTTACAAAAAGTATATCTATCCCAGATTAAGCTACAAGACAGCTGAAAAATGGCTAGAAAAGGATATGAATACTTTTAGCCTTGTAGGTATTGCAGATGGTATAGCTGAGGATGGTGCCATTGTAGAGCATAAGACCACAGGTATTGACTTGGCAGAGTATGAGTATAATCTACAATGGGATGAGCAGTTGGCAGTATATATGTATTTGACAGGTGCTAGAAAAGCATATTATACAATATGCAAAAAGCCTACTATCAGGCAGAAGAAGAACGAATCGGATGAAGAATTCTTTGAGCGTATGGTTGCTTGGTATGATGAAGATACCAAAAACAAGATAACATTGCTTGAGATTATGCTGTCTGATGAGGATGTCGCAAAAGTTATTAAAGAGCTATCTGTTGTAGCTAGTGAGATGATGGCTGCGGAGAATGACATGAGTAAGCTATACAGAAACACCTGCAATTGCAAGATGTATAACGTACCGTGTGATTATGCAGGTATCTGTACGAACTACAACCCAAATGAAACTTACATAGGATTTGAAAAAGGAGAGTGATTATATGGAGATTAAAAGCATTAACGAAATTAACAATGATGTCTACACAGCCTTGTTGTATTGTGCTCCAGGTGTTGGCAAAAGTACGGCTATCGGGCTGATAGCAGAAGCAAGTGATGGTAATACTTTGGTACTCGATGTAGACAGAACCATCGGCAAGACTCTTGCTAAAGGTGAAATCGTAAAGGACACAAGTAAAGTTCTTGTGGCACAGGTTGAGAACCGTGCAAAGAATGCCGAAGCTGGTATCAGTGGTACTTTCGATGGATGGAAACAGTTGTTGCAAGAGATTACTCCTGAGTTCATCAAGAAGAATGACATTAAAACAGTAGCTGTAGATAACATCTCAGAACTTGAAAGATGCATACTTTCAGACCTTGGAGCACAGGGTAAGAACAAGGGTGTGCCTGCTATGGGTGATTATCAGTATATGCAGTTTCAGTTGGTAAACAGCCTGAGGTACATGAAGGGTTATGGAGTGAATATTGTGTGGACTGCATGGGAGACTGCGGAAGACTTCACACATACGGATGGCACGAAGTATACAAGGCTGATTCCGAAGATTTCACCTAAGATTGTGGATAACATCTGCGGTCTTTGTGATGTTGTTGGTAAGATTCTTGTGAATAAAGAAGGCAAACATGGAATACTTTTGGAAGCTACTCAGAATATTTATGCTAAAAATCAGATAGACGCTAGAAAAGTGTGTCTGCCTGAAGATTTTATAAATTTCAATATTAAGGAGGAAAAGTAATATGAAGTACATTGTAAAGATTAACTACACAAAATTTAGATTCAAGGAAATCGAGGAAGCTGCTGGTTTTGCACAGGCTGCAAAGAACGCAGCAGAAGAAGATGTTGAAGTATCAATGATTTTTGTTAACGATGAAGAGGAGGACTAAGATTATGAGTTGGAGTTATGAGAGAACAGAGAGTGAAAAGAGTTACACGTTGATTCCTGAGGGAAAGCACAGAATTAGGATTGCATCAGCCGATAAGGC